ACCAACAATTTGTCGCAAAAGGCCCGAACCAGCCCGAACCAGCGCTAACTGGTCACGACCAGCCGAGACTGGAAACGATGGTGCCTGACCATGCCGGCTCACTAGCTGGACTTGTGGGGGACATGGCTAAGAAGGTGTTGCAGATTGATCTGATGCCGTGGCAACTGCATGCTCTTGAAGGGATGCTGGCGGTTGACGCTGATAACAAGTTTGTGCATCGCTCGAGCCTTGTGTCGGTTGCGCGTCAGAACGGTAAAACCACAATCATCCAAGCGCTGATCTTGTTTTGGCTTGTGGAGATGCCCAAGATCAGGGGTGGCAAACAGACCGTCGTATCTGGTGCTCACCGACTTGATCTTGCTTGCTTGCTTTTTGATGATCTTGCACCAATCCTTGAAGAGTATTACGGCGCCAAGATCGTGAAGTCTTACGGCCGTTATCAGGCCACGATGCCAGACGGCAGCAAGTGGTGGGTTAAAGCATTGAAGCCAAACCAAGGTCACGGTATGAGCATTGACTTGGTGATCGTTGACGAATTATTTGACGTCAACCCTGACTCGGTTGAAGGCGGACTGTTGCCGGCACAGCGCGCTCGTAAGAATCCTCTCGCGTGCTTTTTCAGCACCGCGGGGACTGAGGAATCAGTTCTCTTCCAAAGATGGCGAGAGGCGGGCATTCGAGCCATTGACAAAGGCGAACCCTCAACTATGTACATGGCGGAATGGTCACCTGACCCAAGCCTTGACCCGTTGCATCCTGCGTCATGGGCGTGGGGTAACCCAGCACTTGGTCACACGTTGGACATGGACACAATTAAGCAAGAATCTACAAACCCCGATCGGGCATCGTTCCTGCGCGCATCCCTAAACCTTTGGGTAAGTGTTGTGCGCGGATGGATTGAGCCAGGACGCTGGCCGTCCCTTGAATACCACGGGGATATCCCTAGCGGTGGCGTGGTAGCCATTGAATCGTCGCTGGATGATTCCCGATACAGCGCAACCAGATGCGTCAACCTGTCAGACGGTCGGGTGCTTGTCACCGTTGCATTCATTGCCGAGTCAATCACAGAGCTGTGGGATAACGTGCAAGAACTTGCCAAAGACCCAACTATTAGGTTTGCCTTGTCGCCGACCGTGGACGCAACCTGCCCATCAAACATTGAGCGCCGCCGAGTCGTGGTTGGTTACGCCGAACTAGGACGCTTCACACCGCTTGCCAAGAACATGATTGCCGAGGCACGGCTACTTCACACAGGCGAAAAACTGTTGGCAGAACATGTCCAGCGCGCTGTTGCTGTTCGCACCGACAACACGATTGTGCTCTCAAGCAAGCGATCACCTGGGCCGATTGAGTTAGCGCGAACAATGGTTTGGGGAATTGGCATGTGTGCGCGACCAGCTCACACAGGAAAACCCATGCTTGTTGCCGTTAACCACTAACATTCTCGTCGGCGACCGCACGTTCTTGCCTTTTGTCGGAATCGGATAAGTCTCGTGCGGTTGCCACTTATATGGCAAAGTAGGACTATGGGATTATTTGATCGCAAAATTAGCAAGGCAGCAATCAGCCCTGCGCCGGTAAAAGCGGCTGCAGCTGGTGGCTTTGCGCCTGGCTACTCGTCGTCCAATGTTGGCGTCAACATGATCGGCCAGTACTACACCTACCGCGAAGGCGAAGCGCGCAATCAGGCCGTATCCGTGCCAACGATTAACCGCGCAAACTCGCTATTCAAATCGGTTATCGGCTCAATGCCATTGCGAATGTATAACGAAGTTTGGGACGCTAACGAAGAAGCAATGACCAAGGTTTATTTGGAACCGCGCTCATGGTTGCGCCGTCCAGACCCGACAGTCAGTTACCAATTTCTTATGTCGTGGACGTTGGACGACTTGTTCTTCTTTGGTCGCGCATTCTGGTACATCACGTCGCGCACAGCTGACGGATATCCGGCATCGTTTACTCGACTTCCTGCAGGTTCGGTTACGACCACCGATCAGTCTGGGCCAGTTTGGTTTGCCCCGTCATCACAGGTTTACTTCCAAGGCGGAGAGATAGACCCTGCAAATCTTGTGCAGTTCTTGTCTCCAGAACAGGGTTTGATTTACTCGGCTCCTGGTGCCATTGAAACCGCGCTGAAATTAGAAGGCGCACGCAATCGCAACGCATCGTCAAGCATTCCTGCAGGCGTACTTAAGCAAACTGGTGGCGAACCACTAAGCGCGCAGGAACTTGCTGATTTGGCATCGGCGTTTAATGCGGCGCGCGCAACTAATCAGACCGCTGCGCTCAACGAGTATTTGTCTTACACCGAAACCAATTCAACACCTGACAAAATGTTGCTCATTGAAGCATCGCAATATCAGGCTTTAGAAATGTCGCGTCTAGCAAATGTTCCCCCATATTTGGTGGGCGTGGCAACTGGCGCTTACTCGTACCAATCATCCCAGCAGGCCCGCGCAGACCTTTACCTATTTGGCGTCAAATTGTATGCCGACGCAATTGCTGGCGCGCTGTCAATGGACAACGTTCTTCCCCGTGGAACATCAGTTTGTTTTGACGCGCACGAATATCTCGAAGACAATTTCATGGCCGACACTATGGACAACACCGACATGAACATTCAAGAAAACACGCAAGAGGAGATAGCAAACTCATGATCAAATTAATTGCAGGAGAGTTCACACTTGACGCCGCCAAAGGCGACGCACCACGACGCACAATCAGCGGAACCGCCGTTCCCTACAACGTGCCGGCAACAGTTTCGGATGGAACCCAAGTAATCTTTCGTCCAGGCTCGTTGCCAGTTGAGGGTAAAGCACCACGCCTGTTCATGTACCACGACGCTTCAATGCCGGTTGGCGTTGTCACCGAGCGCGTAGATACCGAACAGGGAATGATGTTTAGCGCCAAGATCAGCGCCACCAACCTTGGAAACGACGCATTGGTCATGGCTTCCGACGGCACGATTGACCAAGTATCTGTTGGCGTAAACCCAACCAAATTCTCATACGACGAAGCAGGCACCATGATCATTGAAGCCGCGCAATGGACAGAGCTGTCGCTTGTTCCAATCGGGGCTTTCGGTGACATGGCCAACATCGCCAGCGTCGCCGCAAGTATCCACCAAGAGCCCGAAGAAGTAGTGTTAAATGAAGAAGTAGTCCCAGAACAGGAGATAGAACCCATGTCAGAAGTAACCGCACCAGCAGTTGAGGCAACAACCCCAACCGCGCCAATTTTCGCTCAGGCCAAAAAAGAATTTGTATTGCCATCCGCTGGCGAATTCATGGCCGCTTACCACATCGGTGGCGACACGTTCAAAAACATGAACGCTGCAGTAGCAGAACACACCGCATCAAAGCGCACCGCATTGCAAGCAGCTGCAGGCGATGTCATCACAACTGACACACCTGGTCTTTTGCCAGTACCTGTACTTGGGCCGTTGGTTCAAGACCTCAACTTCTTGCGTCCAGTAGTCGAAGCTGTAGGTGCTCGCGCTTACCCTGACAACGGCCAGCAAAAGACGTTCATCCGCCCAACAATTACCACGCACACCAGCGTTGCTTCACAGTCAACAGAATTGTCTGCAGTATCTGCAACAACAATGGTGATTGCATCCAACTCGGTTAGCAAGACCACACTTGCAGGACAAGTGACCTTGAGCGCACAGGACATTTCGTTCACTAGCCCAGCCGCAATGTCACTTATTTTGAATGACCTCATGGGTGAATACATGATTGCATCAGACAACCTTGCTGCAGACAACATGCTCGCCGCCGCAACATCATCTGGTGTTTGGGACGGAACGGTTGCCGACTTGCTGAAATCCGTTTATGACGCTGCAAGCGATATTTCAACCAACCGCAACTGGTTGCCTACCACGATGTTCGTGTCAGTTGACGTCTGGGCGCAGCTTGGACAGCTCGCGGATTCAACGGGAAGACAAATTTTTCCATTGATTGCCAACGGTCTATCTGGTTACAACGCTGCAGGTTCACAGAACGCAACTTCATGGAACGGCAACCCACTCGGCTTGCAATTGGTAGTTGACAGCAACTTTGCTGCAAAGACCATGATCATCACCCGCGTTGGTCAAGGCCAAGGCGATGCCTACGAATTCTACGAATCAATTCGTGGCTTGCAGTCGTTGGAAAACCCAGCAGTTTTGGGTCGAAACATGAGTTTTCACGGTTTCGTTTCAACCTTTGCCGCAATTCCAGGAATGATTCGCAAGATCACCCAGGCCTAGTCGAGAGCGGAGCAACCGCTCATGGCTACTTACACAGTTACTAACAAGTACCTGATTGACAACTTTGCCGTACTGCAACTCCTAACCCCATCGGAGATTGCAGTCGGCAGTTCAATCGTCGTTGCATCGGTGGATGCGACCTTTAACGGCTCGTATGTCGTAAGGGCGCTTCCGCAATATTTGTTTGTCGGCGTTGATACACAGGGCGACCTGTTGTACGACTATCAGATACCGATTGCTGATCAGGTGCTTTACGCCAAGACCGCAAGCGATGTCGAGCGTGTCGCAGCGTCTGGGACTGTTGCCAATGACCCTGTGTGCACATGGGTGACGGCCGCGCAGGTTATGTCTTACCTTGGCATCACGATCACCAACCCGTCAGACGATTACACGTTGCTCACGCAATCGGTGTCGGCTGGCAACCAGTTTGCATATCGCAGGCGTCAGGAATCGGGCTATATTGACTCCCTAACGACCTCGCCAGGTGGAGATGCAACATTGGGCACTTTGATGTATTGCGCCGCTCTGTGGCGCTCTAGGGGCTCAATAGAGGCAACCTACGCCACGTTTGACGGCATGGGTTCAGCACCGCAGCAAAGCCTGACCCCGATCGTCAAGCAGCTGCTTGGCATTCCTCGTCCAGCGGTTGCCTGATGTCGTACACCGACCTCTTTAACGAAGCAATTGATGACGTCACCGCGACGCTGACCGCGGTATCTGGACTGCGTGTTGTAAACGACCCAACCAAACTTGCACCTAATTGTGTGTATTTAGATGCACCAAATTTCACCACGTTTGCTGGCAACGGCAACATCGTGCGCCTTGAGTTTCCGATCAAGGTCATTGGCTCTGGGCCTGCAGGTCTGCCGGTGCTCCGATCAATCTTGGGCATTGTGGCAACCGTGCTTGCCTCACCAATTATTGTGATGGCTGGCCGTCCGTCAAGCCTTGAGATTGGTGGCGCGTTGTACCCGTGCTACGACCTTGATTGCGCAATAGAAGCTCAGACCGCATAATCCACAACTACCGAATACAAATCATCTACTATCAGATCAGAACTTAAGGAGCAAACATGCCAGCATCAACTTACCTCTCGAATCCAAAAGTCCAAGTCGGAGCCGCAATCGGCACACTCACCGATATCAGCGATGACACAGTCGCGGCAACCCTCACGGTTACTGCAGAGGCTTTGGAAGACACCGCATTTGGCCAGACGTCACGCACCATGACCGCTGGTTTGTTCAGCAACTCGCTAACGCTGACCGTGTTCGCATCCTTTGCAACATCGCAGACTTACGCAACCTTGTCACCCTTGCTCGGTACTAAATGCGTTGTAAAAGTAAACCCAACATCATCAGCTGATGGAACGACGAATCCTGGCTTTATTTTGACGGACACCTATTTGTCCAGCATTCCCGTTATTAATGCATCGCTGGGAGAACTTAGCCAATGGGATCTTGAGTTCCAAGGCGGCACATACAGCGTTGACGTCACACCGTAATTAACGGCTCCAAGCCGACATAGGAGAACAAATGAAAATCAAGTTGCAGTTAAAGCGCACACCCGACAGCGCCCCAGAGTATTACTACACCAACCTGTTTGTGGTCACGGAATGGGAACGACTCGAGCGTCGCAACATTCAACAGCTCTCCGCAAACCCGTTGTACTCGGATTACGCCTGTTGGATGCACACAATTCTGAAGATTAAAGGCGAGCAAGTTGGTGACAACTGGCGCGAATGGTTAAGCAAAAACCCTGACATCGACATTCTGCCAGTACTGGATGAGACAGACCCAAACCCTACGGACGCGGCACCTACCGCCGCCAACTAGCAGAGGTTCTCGTCGAGATCGGA